GCCAGCATCAATTTCATTTGTGCCAGACCCACTAGTATCGTAGTCAGTTGCACGGGTCAGAATGTAAGGCAGTACCGCTGTGCCCGCTTGAGTTAGCGTGTATACCCCATTGTTAGCGCCAGCTACTTCATTCTTTATTAAAAGCCGTTTACCAACATCGCCAATAACCAATGTATAGCCATCAATGGTTAGCGTACCAACTGCTACAGCAGTTAAGGTAGCCCCCACCCCGCTTGAACCGTTGTTATAGGTGTTTGCTGCTAGGGCTGCTATTGTTGCGTAGTTACAAGCCGAGTGAAAATTAAGGCCAGAAGCAATTCCATCAACATATAACTTATTTGCAATATCAGTATTTGCAGATGGCGCTGTAGAGATTGTTCCTGTCGTCAAAGCAACGGAAGTAATATCCGTGTTTGCGCCTACCGCTGCTTTACCGGTGTTTAAGTTGGTAAAGTTGGCATCAACTTCCGTATTGGTTAACGGAGAACCTTTACCGGCCCGAGTGACAATCGTTACCATCTACTCTCCAATCAGGAGACTGTAATAGTCCAAGTGATGCTCATTGCATCAGCAGCACCTTTATTGACAACAGAAAATACTGTGCGGCAAAGCATTGTTCCTGCGGAAGCCGCATTAAAAATACCTGCTTCAGTAACTGCACCAGTACCAGTTCCGGCCGGAAAACTTGCTATGTATTCAATAGCATTTGTAGTCACAGTAGTCGAGGTCAGAGTTACCCGAGAACCAGAAATTACGGTTTGTAAAGTTGTATCGCCTACTGCGGCTGCTGTAGTTCCAGTGCCTAACTCCATGTGTGTCATGGCAGTAGCAGTCGCATCTTTCATACGTGACGCTATGTAGTTTTTGCCTACAGTGACTACCAAATTTTTAATTTCGCGGGTGTCTTTAACCATGCCGCTTTCATCAAAAAGGTCAATTCGGACATCACCGGTAATTTTGATACTGTCGTTAATCATGGTTGCTCCTGCTTAGAAAGTTCTGGACTCGCCAACATAATCCGCAGCAAAGTATGTAATGTCGCAATAATTCTGCGCAACTACCAGCCCGCTGTCTGATGTAGACATTGTCTCTGAAAAAAGTTTACTTGTCGCTAATCTTGTAACATCTGGTGAAGAAACAGTATCACTGTATGCCGGTGAATAAACAACAGCTGTAAAGTCGCTTAACGAAAAAGAATCTGCTTTTGTGATACCAACCGCAATTACTTTTGTGTCTGATGTAGAAACTGTTTCAACGTAAGCTGGGCTAATTAACTTAGCTGCACTATCAACTAAAGAAATTGTTTCTGCAAAGTCCCGAATAAATATCAAAACAGTAACAACGTTATCTGACATAGCCACGCTGTCTGAAGTTGCTTGATCAAAAGCAATAGTAGTTGCGTCGTCAAGATAAAAAGAATCTGCATCAGCAATTTTTGAAACAACAAATGCTGTGTTTTCAACAACAGTGACTAAGTCTGTAGTGTATTTAAACAAGCCTGTTGTATCTAAGTAAGCAGCAGATGCGAGAAGAATATATGAAATATCCGATACTGGGTACACATGAGCAACAGTGGCTGCGGCAATTTGCGCAGAGGTAGCAACTACAGGGTACTGATTACTTTCAGAAACTACCGGCGAGACAACTACAACACCTGCTCTCAGTTTGACTGATGTGACGCTAGATGTTGGGTTGGCAAGGGTAATTTTTGCGGGCATTAGAAATCAGCCCTTACTTTAAATTTCAACACGTCATACACTGTTTGAATAGTACCGTCGGCAAATGTAATTTCTATCTCACCTTCATAGTCTCCTGCGTCTCCTGTCAACATGGCAGGATTAGACGATGGATAGAAAGTAACTTCTCCATTGGGGCCATTAGTAATTGAGCCAGTCACTGTAGCTTGTAAAGTAGACGAACCAAGTGCACGAAATTTTAATAGAACTGTTGCACCAGTAATAGGAATTACAGCACCAGTTGTGTCGTCTGTGATATTACACACCAACGCAGGGCGGGTATCATCTTTAACCAGTTTAATTTTGTCAGTCATACAAGCCTCTGAAATTCAATTTGAACTGACGCACGAGTCAAGCCCTTATTCACTTGGGTACGAACATCAGCCATAACATCATTGAAACGCTTCAGGTATTCCATTGATGTTTTGAGATCGTAGTATGGTTGGTTTGGTGTGTTGTACAACCTTGCTCGTGCACCATACGCAATGTCTTCAAGAAACCGTTCAAAGATTTCTTCTTGTATGGTTGTAGATGCACGACTTGGCTTCAACGCAGCCAACACACGAATTTTGTTTGCCTCAGTTACTTTAGGGTAAGGCACTAAACGAATCTCTTGTGAAGACGGGCGGTAGTAGTAATAGGGATTTCCATCTAACGTATTCCAGTTAGTTGTGCGGTAAATCTGTGTCAACTGCTCAATTGACTTTGGCACAAGAAACTGTTCGCCGTACCAGCACTCAATAATGTCAGCAATTTTGTATGTGCCTTCATTAGCTTCAAGGTCATATGTGCCAATTGTTGCAACACCAGCCATTGGGTCAAGGTGCTGTTGAATGTACCGAGTCTCTTGGCAGAATTCTACGCAAGCATTCCGAATTGCGTTAAACGCAACAACCTCAGGCACGTCCTTAACAAACTGCATAACTTCTGGCAAAAACAAGTCGTATGCAACTTCGCTCATGATATTGATCCGGGCATAGTGGGGTTACGTGGCAACAAGCCCAATTCAGGTGAACCTGTTGTTTCAGACTGACCTTTAACGCTTGTAGAGGCTGAAAATGTAGTCAGATACATCTGACCCAAAGTGACACCTGCTGCGTACTCAGCATCTTTGGTACAGGCACGGAACATGATGTAGTCCAGCAAAGGGCCTTGGTACACATCAAAGATTGGAATAACTTGAGCCTCAGAAGTTAAATCAACAGGCTGCAATGAATAGTTGATCTCAATATAGTTTGTGCCCGTGCTTGGCGGATATACGTAATACGCCGTCTGGTCTTGCAAGTCGTAAATATAATTTTTAGTAATCGCACTAGCAGTGGTTGTGTGCCAGTCTGGATTAAACGCATCCAACAACTCTCGAGAAATGATGCGAACAGCACGACCCGGAGTTGTGCCTGTAGTACCCATATTCCGGTAAATGCCTAAAAGCATCCACCCGCCCGTAGGCAAAGTTTGTCTTGTTCCCGCTACAAGCTGCACCGCAACGGGTGTATTTGTAGCATTTGGCTGCATGAGCACAATTTGACGTAAGCCGTCATTGAGCCATTTTAATAGCTCCGCCCTTGTCCAGCGAACGCCAGAAATGTCGATAAGCTGTATTACAGCTTTATCAATAATAGCCCCAGCGGTAACTGTACCCATGCAACTTCCTTCAATTAATAGGGGCCGAAGCCCCTATTTTATCAAGCACCTTTAATGGCGATCCAAGTTGCAGCTGTGTCATCCACTTTAATAAATTGAGCAACTGTAACAGTTGATAGCGAATAGGCTGCACCTGCCGTGCCTCCATTTATAACGCCTGTCGATGCTGTTGCAGAACCATAAACTTTTAAAGTAGCAGCTGAAGTGTTTGCCACCACAACTGTATCACCAGCTACACGGTTTGTAGGAAGAGTTACCCCATCTGTTGTACTAGCGACAACTGTCGATACCACGTTTATATCAGCAGTCAAAGCCGTACCAGTTGTAATGGTAGTACCAGCAGCAGCAATACCAGTTGCCACAGTACCAACAACACCGAGGGCTTGAGTGCCGTATAAACCGCTAATTATCAAGTCATTTTTCGTAGTCATGTTTTTTCCTTTAGGTAAGAAAAGCGGGGCCAAAGCCCCGCCTTATTCTTTAGCCTGCGACTTGCAACAGGGCCAAACCGTTTGTCTGAGCGACTTGGGTGCCGTACACATTCAAACCGCGAACCAATGTACCGAAGTCATTGGGGTTTTGCAGTGACTCAACCTTGGCGATTTGAGATGCAAAAGTGATTGCTGACTTGTGGCCTGCGATCACAGCATGACGCTTCAATGCGCTGGTCAGAGTTGCGTCTGTACCAGTGTTAGGGTTCATGTAAGTCTTACCAACAGCGCCACGTGGAACGAGGTTAGAGACATACACTGTGAAGCGGTCGATCATACCGATCTTGCCGTTGCGCAAAACGCTGGCAGAGTCACCCATAAACTGGGCTTGTGCCAAGTTTGATTGCATCAGGATTTGACGCTCTGTAGGGGTGATGATCAACCAACGGTCAGTCTCAGGGACGTTGTTCTCATCCAGCACGCTTGACAAAGCAGTGATGCTTGACAAGATGTTGGAAGCGGTCAAAGTCACAGGAGCCAGATCGGTGCCCAGATTGAAAGAACCAGAGATTGCACCAGCGGTAGCGCCTTGGTTGGCAGCTGCGCCTTGGTTGAAGTTGGTATACAGAACGTCTTTGTCGATCTGAATCTTCATCTGCATAGCAGCATCATTGGTGAACATGTCCATCAATTTAGGCTTAGCTTGCAACTCCAACACGTTGTTCACGTTGACGCCGAAGTATTTACCCTTGTTGATGACCAGAGTGATGGTGCTGGGAGCAGGCACTTCATAAGCCAGATTCTGGCCAACAGAGTAGCTGTTGATGGTGATGGTAGGGATTGTATTGATGATCACGGTGTCGCCCATACCAGTAATGTCACCTTGCCAGTCAGTGTTGGCAATCTCACCGAAAACGGTGGCGGCATAGAATTTCTGTGCCAGTTTGCCAGACCAAAGGGCTGGGATGAAAGAACCAGAGTAGGCGGTGCCGGAATAGGCAACTTGACCTCCGGGGGTATTAAAACCGCCGGAGTTAATGGGATAGGCTGCTGCTGCGGTGATCGTGGACATGGTATTTCCTTTTTATGAAACGGTTTTGGTTTTCACCGCCATGTCCGGGGAATCTTTATCGGATTCGGCCTTCGGCATAGGCGGCATTGATATCTTTTTCAATTCGCTCCGCTTCTGCTTGGTCTAAATGCCCCTTGATCCACTCGTTATAGAAATTAGCAATTTGATCTTGTGACCAAACTGTTTTATCCCCAGCAGAAGTAGCAGGCGCAGGCGACGCACGTGAGCGGGTCGGTGCAACTTGACTCTGTAGCTGTTGGCTCGGCTTCTGTTGCATGGGGGCTACCTTACCTTGATACTGATTGAAAATGATTGCGGTGCGGTTTGCGTCAAGCGACTCATATGCGTTTGTCAACGCAACTTGTCTAGGCAATCCATACACAGGATCAACTTCAGCCAGCCAAGCTAGAAATCCTTGATCTATGTTCAAAGTTTCCCAGTTCGGTACTTGAGCGGACAGGTTGGCCAAGAATTTGTCTTTATCAGACACAACTTGACGTTCAGTCACATTCCCAAGTTTGCCCTGTAGCTCCTCAATCCTCGACACCAAATGAGCGTTTTGACTACGAAACTCCGCAACCTTTTGCTCAGATGCACGGTCAATAAGATCAAGCAGATCAGAACCAAATGCTTCTTTGTCTTGTTCAGTGATAAGAGTCTTCGCCGTAGACGGTTGGGTCACAGTTTGCTGTACTCGGGCTGTTGCGTTTTCCGCAATGAGTTGCTGGACTTGTCCATTCATCTCACGCATCTGCGCGTGCAACCTTGGTACTTCTGCGTCATACATTCCTTTAAGCGTCAGGTACTTGCGTTCCCACGTCTCTTCTGGAATTGTCGGCTTCGGTTCTGGCTCTTGCGAGATCGGTAGCTGTGGGGGTTCAGGGGCTGAGGCCGGGTTTGGTGCTAGGTTTGGGTCAGTCTCCGTGTTATCGGTCTGTCCTGTCATCTGGGCTACAAACGCATCTGCGTCATCAACTTGTTTCTGAATCGCCTTTGGCAATGCCATATCTCTATCTCCTTCGCTCCGACTACGCTTGGGACTCCGACTTTACGGTCAGTCCGGGTACGCTTACGGTCTGCTACTTGGTTTAAAAATTTAACTGTAAGCTCCGACTTAACGGTCTGCCTACTGTCTTCGGGTTTTGGCAATCAAGGCAGAACCTTGATCCACCAACTCAAGAATTTCCTTGAGTTCGACAGCACGCCCTTGCAGGCGAACCATCTGATCTGTACTTTGCGCGTCTACAAGTCTATCGAGAGTCTCTTGTTGCCGCGCTTGCAAAAATTCTAACAGCGGTTTGAATTCGGCGGATTGCAACTGCAATAAGCAGCGGGCAACCCTTTCATCGACTCTAACCAATTACTTGCACATGCCGTCAGTTTTGGCAGTCATAGCAGTGTATTCAGCACCGCCACGTTTGCCCAAATTGATGATGTCGCCATCAGAACCACCAGCGCCTTGCGTTGCGGGGCCTTTAGACATGCCGTCAGTTTTGGCTGATTCTTGTTTGTACTCAGCTGAACGCTTTTCCACTGGATTTACTGCTTGCATAAGAAACTCCTTTTGCGATGTTGCGTATTATCACTTGTTGCTGACACTTGTCAACTACTTACACCAACCATTGGTGCAAAATTGTTTGTAACGGGTGCTCCGTCTTGCAATTGTGCTCCCGGCTGAGGGGCTGGAGGAGAACCTCCGGCTTGGGCTTGACCATTCTGCTGCTGAGCCATGGCTTGTTGCTGCATCATAGCTTGCTGTTGTTGCATGGCCATACGCTGCTTGATGATCTCAATCGGTGGCACGATGTGGTCAGGGTTGAGATCAAGTGTCTTGGCCGACTGGCGCAGGAGTTCTGCGATGCCTTCCATGCCGATGACTTGCTGAACAACGGGACTCTGCAAGGCAATCTGAAGGAACTGGTTCTGACGAACCTGAGCTTGTTCTTTGACCACCAACGACGTGGCACCACGGGCAATGATATTGATGTCACCCTTCAAGTCGGGGTCGTCACCATAGCGCATGTTGTAGTAGTACAACCGCTCAATGATCGGAGCAATGACGCTCTCGTCGATATTGGCAATCACCTGCTTGATAGACTTGCCAGCGTTGCTCATCAGCATAGACAT